CGAAGGCATTGTCAAACTGGGAGAAGATCAGGAAACGCCCCTCTGGTTTTTCTTGGATAATTTTTAGGACCGTATTTGGTTTTGATAATTCTATAGGTTTTGATGGCCCCGCTTCTTCTTTGTTTTTGGTTGTATCCAGTTTTTTAACAATTGCCGTAAGATCTTCCTTTCTTTCAATGGCTGTACGGCAGATAGGACATAGCTTTCGAACACCGCTCGCACGGTTTGATGATGTATCTACCGTTTCGATCCATTTCATAATACATTGACCACAGAATACATGCGTACAAGGCAGAATGACAGGAATATCCATCGTATCATAACAGATAGAACAAGTATCCTTTGACATATTAGAAACGCGATGTTCCAGTTCTGCCATCTGGTTGTTTAATTTTTCAAGATCGGCGGTGATATTACGGATTCGGGATGTCTTAGCATCAATGTTCACTTCAAGACCTTCTACATATTCTTTTTCTTTTTGCTTGTTATGTATTTCTCTTTGAAGATTTTTTGTAACCACTTTTACAATGTTGTCCTCTGTTTCCGTTGATCCACCTAATTCACGAATTGCTCCTTCAATATCATTCGCATTTACCAGTTCCATCACATCTCTCGTAAGAAATGGTTGTACAATAGATATAGATCTTGGTACGATACATTTGTAAATAATCTCATGAAAAGGTGGTACATTGAACGATTTTTTTGTAAATTCATTATCACACTTTACAAGGATTGTATTCATTCGTTCTTCATTTACAATTTCCTTGACCACACAAGACATATTGTAATTTGAACCATACATAGAAATGTACTTATACGATGCCGTAATGAACCATAAGAATTTGTAGTTTATTAAGCGTATCTTCGCAATAATATCATGTGCCTCGTCAATCATGATACGGTCAAACCCACGGATAGGATATTTTTGAAATGGCACATCGTAGTATTCCATCAGCTTGTCAAGACTTGTATTCTTGACTAATACAACATCAAACCCTTCAAAGAATGCTTTTAATTGCTCATTTGTAGATCCGGTTGGAGGACATTTCTTTTTGATAACTCGTAAATCATCAATTGCCAGATACTTGAGAGTTGTATTTTCACAAAGAGCATTCTCCCATTGTGTATATACAGGACCTCTGGGAACAACTACAAGTGTGGTACCAAACATAAGACGCTCATCTGTATCCGGTTGACCCTCGCATTCAATACTGATATGAGAATTGCTATGAAGACCGTAGTAAGCATATTTCCTGCCGGTTTCAACATATATATCTTTGACCGGCGTAGATGCTATAATTGCCAACGATGTAAGGGTTTTTCCATAACCCACCATATCTCCAATAATACCGATGTTGGAATGGATGACAAAGTTCCCTTTATATTTAAAGGGTAAACCGTATCTATTTTGTTGTCGTACATTTTCTTCAGTATAAATAACATTGTATTTAATCTCACCATGACGCTCAAGAAGCAACGCCTTGTGTAAAGATGCCAATTGATGCGGTTTTAGGATCGTTTTTATATTTTCAGGTTGTTGTGATCGCGGATCATCCTCCAATATTTGGTACTTATAACGATAGTCTGTATGTAGCATTCTTTCAATGTATAAAATGGTTTATATGTTATATCAATTTTTATGTTCCATCTTTTTTACGGCAATTTATCTAATTGTTCGTTGATCATATCGTATTTATATACAATCGTTTTGAACTGTCTTATGATATAACTTAGATTATCAGGACCAATGTCTGTACGATCTCTCGTTATCTTATCAAAATCCATACCGCCTACAATGATACACATCTGTTTACCTGTTATTAAATAGACACTACTCAGGGATGCTTTAAAGCTGCCCTTTGTAATTTTATATGTATTCCATAGAACAATATAGGGTTTTATAACAACATATTTGTACAATAAATTGTTACTATCTTGAAGCATATCCTCTATTTCGAGAAGTGATCTAACTTCACTGTCCGCTTTTTTTGTATCCATTTCGCCTCCGTCTTTTATTTCAAATAACTGTATGTATATGGTGTCGTCTTCTATATCAACTATCGTGTAGTCTACTTCTATATTTTTACCATTTATATAGAATTTAAGATGTGTATAATGGCCTTCGCATAATTCATCAATATGTGTAATAGGAATATCTCTATAATTTGGTAAATTACTATTATATATATGGTTTGCTATATATTCCGTCACAAGTATGTTTCCATTTATTATAGATGCCGAGTGTATCTTTGAAACTAATTTTGCTATATCTTTTTTAATATCATTATAGCTATCATTGTTTGGATTTGATGCTATAAGAAGACGAAAATATCCGCTATCTGCTATATTTTTTCTACCAGAAGCGTGTTCAATGGATGCCCTATATACTTTTCTTGTTTTGCTATTATTTTTATCACTATTCAACATCATCATTGGTCTTCTAACACAATTTTGTGTCATCTTCGCTATTGACCGTTTAATATTATAGTGAAAAGTATTCGTATTGTTATATAGGTATAAATATAGATATAGTATGGCGGAACATCCAGAGATTCTGGACAATAAGACGCCAAATGAAAGATTTTGGATCGTTCTATGGATTATCTTGGCAATTACATTTGTAGAAGCATGCGCACAGACAACATTAAAAACAGCCCGAATAAAAAAGATGCCACATCTTGCTCCATTAGGTATAATATTCTATATTATTGTTGCTGCCCTTTTATACTATTTATATAGATACGAAGGTCTTGGGCATGTGAATATCGTATGGAGTTGTCTATCCATTATTATTGCCATTTTGATTGGTTGTATTTTGTTCAAGGAACCTCATAACAAATACACATACATAGCAATAGTAGCAGCATTCGTAGCTATCTATTTCGCACACCGTGCCGATGAGCTTGGATAATTTTTATATTTTGTTTTCTTCTAATTTTGCTTGTTCTGCTTGTTCTGCTTGTTCCGCATTATCTACCATTTGCCGATAGATATTCGCGGGAAATCCAAACCAGCCATGGTGTTTCAATGTGATATTTGTATATAGATGTACCTTACCGCCACATCCGCGCCATAGGGATGTAAAGCCATAATCTTCACTTTCAAAGCGCTTTGAAGCAGGATTAATGGCAGCAGGAAAGAAATCGTAAAAGAGATCTTTGTCGGCAGACATATAGCCATCAATATCATTAATATACTGCTTTTCGGGATATGCCTTACGCATGGTGTTAAATACATCGCGCTTGATCAGCAAAAATCCTGTAGTAGCATATGTAATTTCAAGTATTTCCGAAATTTCAACAGGCATATTTAACTGGATAGATGTATGTGTACATAGCTCCAATGGATTGGCTGGTACAACTTTTCGTTGAAATACCTTTTGAATGATGTCTTCTCTTAGCCATTTCTGCGCGTATCCGGCACAGATAACATCCTTATCGGATCGTATAAGCTTGAACACATCTTCTGGCTCAAATTCAATGTCGCTGTCTATAAAAAGTAGATGGGTAGCATCTGGATCTGAGAGAAACTGTGCTACGGCAGCATTACGCCCACGACTGATAAGACTTTCAAATGTAATTGGAAATAATGTAGCGTTTATATTATTATTTCGCAAAGTAAATAATAATTTTAGTAAACACATCATGAACGTAGTATTACATGTATGATTATAGCAAAGCATAGGTATAAAGATCTTCATTTTGTATTTGTATTTGTATATACATATTTATACGGTATCGTCTTTATACACTTTTGAAATTTTCCGTTTTGGTTTGAGTTCTAAATTCTGCTTTGTTAATCGCCAATTACCCGGTTCTATTTTTGGAACACGGCACTGATATAGTCGCGAAACCTCAAGAAATTGCTGATTGGCATAAACGCGAAAATTCTCTATAACAGAAATCCAGTCAATTATATTTTGAAATACAATTATATCCAAAGCTAAAAATTTACGAAACTCGTTATTGACAACCATATTTATCATTTCAAATATCTGTTGTAAAGCAGTATTTCTTTCAGCGCGTTTTGCTCTCCTATAAAGCTCTCGCTTCCATTCTTTTTCCGTACATCTATTTGAGAGATAGCTTATTCGTAAGTCAATATTATCATATGTATAATTTGTGAGTATAGGGATCTCAATCATCTCTATATGGACATTGATACGATGTACATTCCAAACCATATCTTCTAAATCGTGACTAAGAAGATCGTGTACAGCTAATTTTTCACGGATAGCTCTTACAGAAATGCGATTATCACAAAGGTTTTCTACTTCGTCTCCTGGTTCTCGTGGAATGTTTCCATCTCTGCTATTTTGCCGTAACCATTCATAATAATGAGGATTATGGATTCTTTCATTCTTTATAATCTCTCCTGATTTCCAACAAAATGGAGTATGACATTGTGTACAGAACATCACATTACAACCATCAATTTTATGTATTTGAACACCGCATTTAGGGCATCCTTTTGTGTCTTTCATAAGGATTTGTGCTGTCGCCATACTGTTTGGATCGCAAATATGTTCGGTTTCAGCTTCTTTTGATTTTATTTCATGGCATTTATTACATACGGCTGTTTCACATAAACCACATATCCAACGCGTATTAAGAAATCCCCTACAATCTTCCTGAGGACAGGATCGTACAAACGGTTTTCTTTTATTTTTTCGTTTTTCTATATCTGGCATATTTTC